TAAGGAAGTGGAAGCAGATGCAGAGGAATCTCGGAAGGAAATAAAAGAATTAGAAAAAGCTGATGAATCTAAAAAGGTTACACCAACAGTTTCCAAGGAAACCTCTGTTGTTACTCCACTAAAAGACACCGAATCTTCAGATAATGCTGATTTAGAGCCGTTATTAGCTACAAACAACTTACAAACTGATCAAATAATCACTTTATTACAAGATTTAATTAAAGTAACAGCTGGAAAGAACTATAACCCTACACCTATTGTACCAATTAATGTTTCTCGGGCAGCTCCCAGCCAAAACGTAGCACAAACTCAAAGTCCAGCCTATCAATTTAGATCTCAGAACAGATTAGAATCATAAATAATTACATGGCTAGTACGCAACAGCAAATAGTAGGTCAGTCTAGTGTATTATTTAAATTTGAAATACCTAGCTATGATGATTATGGTGGAGCGGGCAGAGTTTATCAAGCTGGTAAAGAACTTATTGGCTCTGCTATTGATAAATTTAATGGTACTAACAACACAGGACCCACTACTCCGTTCGCTGGGTTGCTGGGCCCTTCTTCAAAGGCTCCAAGATTAATACCTATTTCATCAGCTCCTATTGACATTAAAAGCGATTTTGCTTGGACGTCCAGCAAAGCAGATGCAGCAAGAGCAGAAATGCCTTATGTTTATTTAACAGAAAAAGTTGTAGATAGATCTTCTAGATTACAAAACTTAATGTACAGCACAGTATCTTTACTTCAAAGCCCTCTAGGCATAGTTACTGGAGCAGCAATAGGAGCAGGAGCAGGAGCATCGTTGGCGAGAAGTGTAGGTGGTACTGGTGGTGTAGCTCAATTCACAGGTAAAGTCGTTGGTGGTGTAGCTGGAGCAGCTGCAACAAACTTTTTCTCAGAAAAAACATTACCAGGAGAAATATATAATAACAACTTGAGAGCTTTTTCTGGTTTGTATAGTACAACCCCTACTAATTTTGTATATAAACTACCTTTTGTTAAAACAACAGGTAATATTAGCAAAGGTATATCTCAAAGCTGGAATGATGATTCTTCCAGCATTGGAGACTCCTTAGAAAATATCTCTAGCGATATAGCAGGTGTAGGGGGATCTTCTTCTGGTGAGGGAATTGTTAACACCGTTACAAATACAATAGGCTTCGGAGGCGATCTAGCTAAGGCTCTTGATGGTATAAATAAAGTTGGGTCAGAAATAAACAAAAACGTTTTTGCTGCTGCTTATACAGAGTCAGCGAAAACGTTTGCGTATGGCAGTAATGTACCCAGCTTCACAATAAGCTTTTATTTATTTAATAACTTAACTTGGGCTGATACAGTTAAAAACTGGTACGCTATTTTTGGTTTACAATACCAAAATTTACCAAATAGATTAAACAGACTAATTTTAACCCCTTCTGTTATTTATGAAGCAACAGTACCTGGTTACTTTTACAGCATGTATACATTCATAAAGAATTTGGACGTTTCTTTTATTGGTTCTAATTTAATGATTGATATGCCCATATTGCAGGTAAACAATTCTGATGATTCTGTAAGAAATGCCTCAACAAATCAAGCTGCTACAACAAACTCTACCTTTAAAGTGATTGTACCAGAAGTATATAAAATAGATATAACCTTTGAAAGTCTTGTGCCAGAATCTCAGAACTTACTATATGAGGCTCTGGCTCAAACAAGAAACAATGGCTCTGTACCTCAGACAGCCAATGCTGCTGCTGCAGCAGCTCCAGGTGGAGTAGGTCAGTTTGGATCTGCAGGTGTAGGTTTAACGCCAGGGATTAGAGCTGGTACCTTTGCATCAACACCGGGAGGTTTTTAATATGATAAACAACATAACTGAAATAGGCCTATACGTTAGCGATATTCCTTCTTACCCGGATATTGAGACTGTTTCGTATGAAAACTTTTTTAAACTACATGTATCTAATAATGAATTCGCCTTCTTTAACTTATTAAAGAAAATTAACATTCTCACAAATACTAATGATGTAGACCCATCATTTTTCGTTACATACAATATTGACGTGGATGTACCGTGGGTTACATTAAGTTACAAGGTTTACGGTACATTAAATTTGTGGTGGTTATTATGTTTAGTTAATAACATACAAGACGCTACAAAAAACCCTGCTTTAGGTACTCAAATAAAAGCTATTAAGCCACAGTTTGTAGGGGCGATAATAAATCAAATTAACATTCAACTACGTGTATAATGGCTGAAACAAACGAATATTCAGTAGTAACATATAATAATACTCAATACGAATTTGAATTAATATTAGTAAACGAATTCTTTAACATATTCATACCTCACAATATTGTAGAGTCTGTAGTTATAGTTGATGATCTTTACAATGTGTTTACAACAGCTACCATTATTTTGGATAATACGAGAAATAACATAGACATTTTCTCTGCTATTAAAAGAGGTGTAAAACAAGTAAGACAAACTAAATCTTATAATTTCTTAGGTTCAGGTAACGATTATTTTAAATTACATATAAAACCCAAACAACAGGACACTGAAAATATTGACCCCAGCAGGTTTAGATCTGACCCATTTTCTATTGATTTACAATTAACTATTCAAGATGAAGATGAAGTGTTAGTTGGTAATGGACAAAAAAGAAGAATATACCAGTGTATAGATATTAGAGAATACATTTTACAAACCGATAAAAGAGGCTTCTCAAGCATCAATGAACAAAACTTCGCGAAAAACAACTTCAGAGTAAAGCAATTAGATGACACTTCAAGAGTAGCCCCATCTGGTGATATTATAAAATATATTTTATCAGAATCCCTTAAAGAAACAGAACCACTTTTTGACACTAAATGGGATTCTGGAGAGAGCAAACTGTTTTACTCTTCTCCACAAAATTTCTCAGCTTTTGATGATGTTGATTATCTATTAAATTTCCATGTTTCCTCTGTTATAAAAGATAATAGCATTTTAAAATTTGGTAGAGATGGGGTTTTTTCCTTTAGATCTTTTTCTGATTATTTTGCTTTGAATAGAACAGGTAACTCTGCTGGTCCGTTTATGCAAGATTTCTTTGCATATGAGGATAATACATCTAAAAGCGCTACTACTACTACTCCTATATTTGCATTAGATCAACTAACACCTGCAATTAAATTCTCGTTCGATAATGTTACTAACCTTGCTAATCTGCCTCAATTACCCGAATTTAATTTCCTTAACAGAACCGGAGTAGATGGTTATAACTATCTCATATCGTATGGCATATGTACATACGATTTATATTCAAAGAGTTTTTCTATACAACAGCCAGTTAATAGTGTAGAAAATCAAAAACTTTTTATTGATAATAATTACACGAAAAAATTCGGTGGTACATCTCCTACTACAGCTTACTATATTGATTCTATAAAGAGCAGCAACAGAGTTTTTAAGGCTGATTTTTGTTTACCTGTAGATTCTAACAGTTTTCAAAAATATGGTTTAAATAAAGCGATAAAAAAGTATGTTGATTCTTCCCCGTGCGTCAGCTTTGACACAGAAGGTTTCTCTCATAGAGAAAGTGGTAAGTTTATGTCTCTTGTAAACACTCAATTAGAAACAGACTCTGTATTTGCTAGTTTGTTTTCTGGGGAATGGCTTGTAACAAAAATGACACATAATTTTACAGGTAGTAGATATGTAAATAATATAACTGGAGTAAAAACATATTTTTACGACAAGGTTTCCGCTACAAACGATATTGAAGATCCTGACCTAGCAGACAAAATTAAAAAATTTGAATCTATAGCATAACATGGCAAGCCAACCACAAAATACAGGGATACCTTATTTAGTAGATCAGAATTTGTTTAATACCTTAGACTTTTTAATAGCTGCAGGTAACTTAAATTCCCTTGTTCAAACATTCCCTAATGAAATTTGCGTAGCCTACTTATATAATTTCACAAAAACAACAAATGACCCAATAATGTCTCAGGCATTATTTTTTAAAGAGATTAACAAGAACCTTTTGCAATTAAAGAATAATTTTAAGTGCTCTAAAAACCCTAATGTAAAGCAGTACAGCTTCATTAAAGATAGTTTAAACATAGGAGAAGATGAAGAGATAACCACAGACTCTGCAGGTAACAATTTTACTAGAATAAATCCCGAAACTGGTAACTTAGAAATACTTGTTAATATTTATGATGATAAAAATAGAACCCGTTTTGTAGAAGTATTAACCAACGTATCTGCAGAGGTAAATTCAGTATTAGAGACTGTACAAGATGATTATGGTCAAAGCTCCTTAAGCCAAGAGTTTTGTCTGTATTGGATAGATGTATTTAATAACAGTTTAGCGCAAGTAAAAGAAGAGTATAAAAAACTAGACCCTGAATATGAAAAAGGAGTATTCCAGACATTAAGCGACAGTATCAGACTATACACAAGATATAAAGAGAACTTTGATGTAGTAAACGGTCCTTTATCAGACCCATATTATGAGTATAATACATTACTACCAAGACATTTTCCTTCTTTTATTGGGGATAAATTAGATGATGAGTTTCAAAGCTTGTTTATTGAGTTTTCTCAAAAAACCTCTTATGTTCACCGACATAACTTACAAGGCATATATACTAACCCAATTGTAGAATACCCATCTACAACAGCTCATGGTAACAATCTTGTGACAGATGACAAGTATTACGAATATATAGGAACAATAAATGACTCGTTACTAGGAGCAGTTAACAACTTTCTAGATGTCGGTTCTCGTATATTTGAGTACAGAGTTCTAGTTGGTTTATCTACAGATGGTAACAAACAGGAAATAACAAAAGCTTTAATTGATAAAATTATTCAAAATACCAGCTGCACTGTAGATTTCTTTCAACAATTATATCAAGATATTCAGAATCAAAACACTACAAAGGCTATGCTGAGTGTGTAACATTAATTTCTTCCTGAGGTATAATTTTTGCAGCCAGCATCATTTTTAAAATTTCCTCTCTTGATGCCATGACTCTTGCTGCATGATCGTTAGATTGTAGTTCTTTTTTATTTTCCACATCCATTTTTTTAATTTCAATTTGAGCATCATTCTTTTTCTTTTGTAGCAGAATTTTATTGAGGGTATCTAATGCATTGGTTGAAGCATTAACCAGCTCAGAGTAAGCAGACATTTCTTCTGCCCCTTGAACTGTTTGAACAACACTTTCCATATTTTTAAGCATGTTTATGGAAGAGTTAACTATTTCGCTGCTATTTTTTAGTACATATTCCTCAAGAGTGTCAATCGTCGCGACAGTGTCTCTGGGTACTGATACATTTTTATCTTCTGCTCTGATTGTCTGCAGATCGCTTAAAAACTGTGCAACTGATTCATCCGGGATGTTGGCTTCGTCCATATAATTATTTACTTGATTATAGGCTTTATCTATGCTATACTCTAGACATGAATATGAAAGAAGAAGTAAAAATCTTGTTTAAACGTACTCATGAACTCGCTAAGCTACCTGTTAAGGCTAACCCTGAAGCAGCAACTGGTGATTCTGGGTACGATGTATTTGCAGTTGAACAAGTCGTTATTCCTGCTCGAGGTTCGGCAGTAATTCCGATTGGTCTACAATGCGCATTTATTACTCTTGGCTATTGGTTTCGAATCGAACCTAAGAGTGGTCTAGGCTTCAAGCATGGCTTGCAACCGCATTTGGGCATCATCGATAATCAGTACCGTGGAGACATGGGCGTTAAAGTCTATAACTTTTCTGATGCAGATTATACTTACAAGGTTGGGGATAAAGTTGCGCAACTCGTTGTGTACGAGTTGGTGAATTCTACTGTTGATTGGAGTGACACCGTTTATGAAACTAATAGAGGATCAAAGGGCTTTGGCTCAACTGGCCGATAATATCAACATCGAATCAATTAATTGCCCTAAAGGTAAAGAATGTGATGTAAAATACAAAGTGAATCCTGGGTTTTTTGATCTTCTTGAAACCAAGACCATCAGAGAAATGTTCCAAGGGAAAGATCTTGACTCCATCGTAAAAACTGTTATACTTGCATATCTGTGAATAAAGTACCGGCTAGTTATATTTGGTTCGAAAAGTACCGCCCTCATACTCTGGAAGAGATTATCCTTCCAGAGAACATCAAGGCTACTATTGAAGAATATGAGCGTCAAGAGAATATACCTCATTTAATGTTTGTAGGTAAACCTGGGTTGGGTAAGACTAGTCTTGCAAAGATTATTGCTAAAAGTGTTATTAAGTGTCAGTACCTATACATAAATGCTTCAGATGAAAACGGTATTGACGCAATCAGAACTAAGGTTATTTCCTTCTCTCAGACTAAATCGATTGATGGTCGAATCAAGATTATTATTCTTGATGAGTGTGATGGGTTGACTCAAGATGCTCAAAAGGCCTTGCGTAATGTAATGGAAGAGTTTCATAAAGTAACTCGCTTTATTCTTACTGCTAATTATGGTCACAAGATTATTAGCGCGTTAACTAGCCGGTGCCAGAAGTTCGATATTCAGATATCAAAGCCTCAATTTGAGAATCATTTGATTAGTATCCTTAATAAGGAGAATATTACTTTTCAGAAGGCTCAAATTGAGGTTATTGTAGAGCAATACTACCCTGACTTGCGTATTTCGATTAATGAGTTGCAGAAAAACTGTAGGTCAGGTTCTCTTCAGACTTCTTCTAATAAGCAGAACATTGCTCTTGTTAAAGGCATCTTGATTAATGTTGTATCAAAGAAAGATTGTACTATTATTCGTCGCCATGTAATTGAAAACGAGGAAGTGTTTAATGGAGATTATGTAGGGCTTATGCGTCAGCTATTCAACTTCATTAATGAGTTTGAATTTGATGAAAAAAATAAGCGTAAAATGCTGATCACCATCGCAGATCACTTGTATAAGTCTGCTTTTGTAATGGATCAAGAGATCAACTTTTACGCTTGTTTGTTGGCTATGGTTTAATAACCTTTCATGTAACTATCATATCTGGTCTTATGCTTCTGAGCACCTATCAACGTAGTATTAGTTGTTGGGTTGCTTGTAACATATTGGTCTGTTTGTGGAATGTTACCTGCATCTACATTACCTTCAGCAGCATCTATCTTGGGGTAATTAGGGTGTTGAACATCCATGTAGTTCGCAACACTATTAACTCGAGGCACGGGTTGGGGTTTAATAATCTCGTTATTTGGTCTAACGTACTTAGGATTAATAGGAGTTTGAGTTCTGTTTTCCCCACCAGTCATTAATAATTCTACTAGATATGATGGCAAAGTAACTTTATCAGTAAAAAGACCAGGAGCAATCTCTCTTGTAATGTCTAGATAAAACGAATCTGGCTCATAATCTTTACCACCAGCACTAAAACCGTATGGAGATTTGATGTGGCTAACTCGCAAGTAATCTCCAGATGTAGCGAGTTCCTTTAACATATTGATCTTCTCAATAGACTGTGTCTTGGACCACGGACCATCAAAGGCTTCTTGCTTAATTTTAACTAGATCACCGCAAAGAAACCCGTTGCGAGTAAATCTGTCATAATGTTCTTTTATTACTTGTTCAAATCGAGATGCCATATATAAATATTTATGTAATTCGCTCAAAAATTTATAAATAATTAACAGATGGCAACAGTAAACCTTAATAGTCTTTTCCAAAAGCCAGTTAATCCTAATAGCGCTATAAAGTACATTTATCAGGATTTTAGCGCCCTGACTATGGAGACTCTGTATACTAACAATATTGTAGCTCGTAAAGTAAAGAACGACCTCAATGTATCTTTAGACATTGCTGCTGTAAAAAATAGTGTTTCTAACATTCTTTCAACGAAAAAAGGAGAAAAGATATTAAACCCAGAGTTCGGTTTAAGAATACAAGACTTTCTCTTTGAACCAGTTACTGATGCAACAGCTACTGCTATTTCTAATGAAATTCTTAATGCTGTGACTCTTTTTGAGCCTAGAGTTCAAATAGTACAGTTGCAAGTTATTCCTTACCCAGATTTATACCAATATGTAATTAATCTGGCCTTAAGAGTACCAACACTAAAGCAATCTCTATCAGTTGAGGGATTAATTCAAGGGGAATCTATAACAATTTTATAACTATGGCAACCGGTGTATATCCAGAATTTAAATTAACATCAAATGCCTACACAGCGTTTGATGCCACAAGTCTAAAGCGCTTAATGATTGAGCGCTTAAACACTCCATCTAACGCAGTTTTTACAGATCAGAATTTCGAAGGTAGTAATTTAAACGCAATTATTGATATTGTAGCATATTCTTACCAGACGTTACTATTCTATTTAAACCAAACATCTAGCGAATCTGTCTTTACTGAGTCCCAATTATATGAGAATATTAACAGAATTGTAAAGCTGCTTAACTATAATCCTGTTGGACCTCAATCATGTGCCCTGCCTTTCCTTGCAGATACATCTCTACTACAGGCTGGAGTGTATACAATTCCCAGATATTCTTATTTAAATGTTAATGGCATAAACTATTCCTTTACTCAAGATATAACGTTTGAGAAAACTACCCAGGCTGGCATCAGCGAGACCTTGAAACAGTTCAGTTCCACTTATTTGCTTTATCAGGGTAAAATGAATGAGTATCCAACTCAAACAGCTGCTGGGGTAGCGTTTGAGACTATTGCCTTGTTGCCTGGAAACTCTGTTATTGTAGATAACTTTAACATATATGTATATGTGTTTGAAACTCAAACAGGTACATATGTTGAGTATGCAAAAGTTGATAGCTTATTTCTACATGGCCCTCAAGACAGAGTTTGTGAAATACGTTTAAACGAAAATAAACATTATGAAGTTAAATTTGGTGATAATATAACTGGAAGACAACTACAATCAGGAGACTCAATTGCTCTTTACTACTTACAATCAGATGGGGTTGATGGGCAATTAAGCGCGAATAAACTAAACAATACTCCAATCTCTCTATTCAATACCCCTAGATTCAACTTAATTTTTGCTGCTGTAAGAGATGAAAATTTAACATACTTAACAGCAGCAAAAGTATTAGCTGTTAATATAAACAACAATGTAGACTCTACTGCTTTCTTTGATTCCGAAACAGTAGAGTCCATAAGAACCAGAGCACCTCAAACATTTACCTCTCAATACAGACTTGTAAATGCTACTGATTATGAAAACTTTGTTTTTACAAATTTTGCGAGCTTTGTATTCTCTACTAAGGTTTTAAGCAATTCTCAATATTTAAATTCCCATTTAAAGTATCTTACAGATGATTTAAAATTAAATGATCCAAACTTAGACACTAACGTATTATCTAATCAAATTTTATTCTCTTCTTCATGTAACTTTAATAACGTTTATGTTTATTGTGTACCCAAAACCTCTGCTTCAAGAATTACTACAGTAACCAAAAACAACTTCATATCCCCAGCACAGAAAAACTTTATTATTTCTGCAATTAATTCCATAAAAACTGTAACAGCTGAACCAATAATTATGGATCCAGTTTATATGGCATTCCAATTTGGTTATGGTAACAGTGTAGATGATTCAGCTATACAAGATACTAATTTTGCAGCTAAATTAATTGTATCAACAAACCCAAACGTTGTTGTAAATAGAGACAAAATTAAAAGCATAATTATTACCACCATACAAAGCTATTTCGACTTACAGTCTTTGGGCGGTACTGTTAATATTACAGATTTAAACGCTCAATTGTTAGATATACCTGGAGTTCAATCTTTTCAAATATCAAACAGCAACGGAAATAGAAATGGGTTGAGTTTTATTTATTATAACTTTCAATACCCTAATATAGATGTAAGATCTTCTGTTTCATCTGTAGTATTGCAGGATTTTATGTTTCCATATTTACCTGATTATTTTACATTGGCTAACTTAATAACTATTCTCTAATGAGTGTACCCTTTACAATTACAACTGGCGCTGGAACTACGAGAGATTACGTTATTAACAGTAACATTGTATATCCTGTTTCTACTTTTACAGGCATGCCGGTTACCTTGAGTGTTTCTCTTACTAATCTGCCTTTGTCAGCTGATACAGATTTTACTGTTTTTACTATAAATGATAGCTTTGTTTTGAAGGAAAATAATTCTGTATATAATTTTCCATTGCCTGGCGTTTACAAAATTACATTATTTACTGCAGACTTAAGCGGAGAACCAATTCAAAATTATACAACATACCTTACAGCTTTTAATTACATAACAGATGTAATTAACACTTCAATTGTCGCAGTTAACGATGTATATAATAATTCAACTAATACAGGCACAGGAATTAATCCGAGCAGAACATTTATAGATAATTTAACAGTACTTGCTTCCCAATACACTGTACCAATTTACGTCACAAGATATAATACATGGCAATTATGTAATAGTTTATCTTCTGTTGATTATAAAATAGATCTATTTTGTGATGGTAGTTTCTCTGAAGATTACGAGAATAGAAATTACTACGAGACTAACTGGTATCATTTAGTTACTTTCTGGCAATTTAGAAACGAATTAAAAACTACAATTATTAGATCTCTTAGTACAGATAGTACCAACATATTTTTAAATTATGATGGTTATACTGGTAGTATTAGTACATTAAGTTCTGCTAACAGCATATTTGTTGGTACTAGCGGTCAAAATATTTTCTACTTTAAAGATGATCAACCATCAAGAGATACACTCGAGAAGCTGTATCTTACACAGAATTTAAAAGATGTTCCTTTAGCAAGTCAAATTTTAAATAACAAATACTTATCTGTATTTGAAAAGGGTTTACCAATAATAAACAATTCAAGCACCATTATTGATTTGCTTGTAGATTACACTGAACCTGTTTCGTTTAGCTTCACAAGCAATGGTTTAACTCAACCTGTGCTGCCAAACATTATGTTTAATGGTGCATCATTCCCAGTGTTTATTGCTCCTGCAGATGATGAGGGAAACATTTTAAAGTACTACGATAAACTTAATTACATACCCAATAGCGCTGCTTTTGCAGATAATACATTTAAGCTAGCGTTACTATCAGCGGATGGTACTAAAAATAATATTGGCAACAACAACTTATTTCCAACTAAATTTACTTTCGGCGATTACAATAGTAATAATATATCAACTAATTCAGTAAGTAGTTTTTACGCTGGGGTATTATCAGCTAATTTTACTAATAGTTTTGAAAGTATTGGTGTTACAACTAATTTTTCTCTCAGCACTGCCTATACTAATATACAGAATCCCTTCACAATAAATCCTGTAGTGTTATCAGCGTTTGGTTTTGTAAGAGATACAGATGGAGCGCCATTTTATATAGAGGGGTTGTATTTGTTTAATTACTACCCTGAGTTTATAGAATACAACCTGATGAAAATTAATGAAGATTTTGATTATGTTGAAGCCTTAAAGAGTTACGCGCTAATGCCCAGTCTGAGAGATCAAACAGCTTTATTTGATGATTTTTTTGCTTATATTGGAGGTACTCAAGAAAGTAGCCCTAATACTATTGGCAAAAGGTACTATGAAAAAATAGCTAATTTTGTAGATAACAACGCAGATTTGGATGCAGCTAATATTACTCAGCTGTATAGTTTGTTTGATGAAATAAATTACAAAGATAAAAACTATATAATTAAATTCCCATCAGACATGCAGAGAGTAATGGATTTGTTGAGTATAAATTACTCTAAGCTAGTTGGGTCTAATACTGGTAATAGTAGTAATTATAGAAATAATATTACTGTAGATGCTCAATACTCTCAAACAAATCTAGGAGAAAAATTATCTGATGCTAGTATAATTACAGCAGGAACAAACATTATAATTTATCAGTTTTTTGGTGAAGTTTTTACTACAACAACACCAAGCACAGTTGCTTGCAATTCTGCTGCTTTACAAACATATTCTGCTGCTAATCCTAGCAGCATTGACATCACCTTTAACGGGTTGTCCTCTTACCCAATTTCAGCATATGAAAACAACTGGAACTGGGGATTGCCAAGCGATATTAATTGGAGCAGCATGTATGAACAATTTAATTTTTATTTACAGGAACCAACTGTAGTAACTGATATAAATAAGATGGGCGGTTATATAGATTGGTACAACAATTTAACAACACTATCTGCTATTCAATATGACAGTAACCTATCCACGTATTTTACAATGTCTGGTGGGTTAATGGAACAGTATATTGGAAACGCTCTTAGAAGAGGGGTAGGTTTAATTTAATGAACGGTAACATTGCATCATTCATAAACTTCTCAAAAACTAGAAAGAGCGTTTCTCAAAACTCTCTAGCTGCTGAGTTGGAATATAAGGAGTATATTTCAGATAAAAGTATACCTCAATCAACTCTTAACTCTGATGAAAAGGAAATCATAAGAGATGAGTATATAGCAGCGATACAATACGTGTTGCTCAACCTCACAACCCCTCAAGAACGGGTTTTCTTTAAAGACTTAGACCTTTCTGACAATAACAACTTAGCCACCGTCATTCCGCTGGTTTCTCAGAAGTTAAAAGAAGTAGCAATTTACATCGCTAAAGAAAGAGACAGAGCAAAATTCTCTACTATAAAGTACAATTTAAAGGGTTCAGTGTTCGGTACCACAACATATGTTAAAAATTATGTTTATACTCTGTACAACGATCCAGATTTTACATCTTTATTTCTAACGTTCCCATCTCTATCATCCATTAATTATCTTGATGCAAGTTTAAATTATTACTATGCTCAAAACGTAGACTTATATGATAAAGATTATGCTGTAGGTTTAAAAACACCTGAACTGTATAATGGTGGAGACTATGAAAAGCTAAACTTATTATACTTTAACAAAGATCTTTATTTTCCTTCTTTGAGTGGTAATGTAATAAAAAACTTTACTTCTTTAAATTTAAGGTTCCTAAAAACATCTAATAATAAAATTTTAATAGTTAATAGAAAGCAAAAATTAAAAGTAAAATTTATTTCTACTAACATTAATGATTTAGAAACTAAGTATTTTCTTTACGGGGAAAAAACTTCAGAGAATTTAATTTTTAACATCATTAAAAATGGTGTGGCAGGAGCTCAAAATACCTTAGGCTCAAATAAATTCCTAGGTAACGATTTGGTTTATGCTTCAGCTGCAGATACAAACAACCCAGTTACTGGTTCTTTAGTAGCAGCTGGTCAGAGGTATGCTAATATTCTTAATTACCGCAATTATACATTACAGGCTCTTGAATCTAATTTTATTGTTAAAAAATTAAATCAGATAGGTGGATTTTTTCTACCAGCAAAGCAAGGTCTCAGCATTGCGCTGAGCAAACATTACAGCTATTACTTCAATACATCTCTCTCAGGTTTAAATGTTACAGTGGACCCAACTGTAGCTATTAACCCCAGAGGAAATTCCAAGATTCAATACCCTAATGTGTATTATTTTTCAGAAAACCCTAGTTGGATTATAAATGATTTATCTGGTCAATATAACTGGGGTAAAATTAGAGACGTTAAACAATACCAAAAGTTTAACGGTTATCAATCTTATGAGGAAGCAAACTTTGAATATAAGTCTGGTATTAACAAAGTAACAGATAGCTTTGACTTCTTTACTGGAACTGAAAAGAACGTCTGGGCTAATTCAGATGTTTACAGTGTTGAAGTTGGTCAACCTCTACCTTTAGAAACAAGGGAGTCAAGTTACAATACAGGCATTGAGGATATCTACAGGTGGCAAGGAGATATATTTGGTAATAACTATGCCCTATACAAGAGATTAAACAATTATAATGTACCCGAACAATTTAATCAAACATATAGTAATACATCTGCGTTAAATTTAAAAGACTTTTCCCAAAATAACGGCTTGGGTACTGCTACAGATCAGGTAGCGTATTTGTATAGAGATGGTCAATTTAATACTGATGTACAGACCTTATCTACAACTCCTATATACAATACCATTTTTGAAAAATACGAAATTTCGGGTCAAGTTTATGTAAGGACTTTTAATAACACTGCTTTAAAAACATTATCAGATGCATTTAGTGCAGTGTTCTCTAAGTACAGTACAGATATTAGAGATGAGATACAAAACAATGTTAAGACTTTTAATATTATTAACGATGTTATCCTTATTAATACTGAAAATTATAAAATAATGGAACGGTTTGTTTTTAATATTGATGAAGATGTATTTGCGCCTTACTACACCTTTAGAACTGAACTTCAGTAGTAGAAATGGCAAAATTAGATAAATAATTTCGATGGTTTGCAATGTACCTAATGTTACTGGTTCTTTTGGAAGTTGTGCGCAAGACATAGTTGCGAGCAATTTTAACCAGGATTCTGTGTTTTGGTATATAGAAAAGGAAGATGCTGTATATAATTTTAAATTAACCCTGTGTCCGTTCCTTTCTGCTACCCCGTTAAAAATAATTTACCCTGAAGTTGAAATTTTTAGTCTTAAAACCTTTGACAAGTTTCAAGCTTTCCCCCCATTTAATACGGTAAATGAACAATCTTTTCCTAGCTTGTTACCTTTTTCTATTAATAATTTACCAAGCGGAGCAGAATACAACATTAAGAGTATAGATCAACCAGTATTAAGCTACAATTCAATTAATAACATTTTTGATTTGTCTTTTATTGGCAGATTTCCTGCAGGGGTTGAAGGGTTAACAGTTTTTAATTATAGATTTCTAAAGAATAAACAAACAGTAAACCCGTACGCAATAAACATTTACACCCCTAATCAGTTTATTTTCTCTACAAACTTTGCTGATGGTTATTTGTCTCAGTATTTGGATATTCAAACATATCCAAAGAGTGTTGGCTTTTATGTATTACCACTCTCTGTTAATACAATTAATTATCCTTGTAGTTATACTCCACCATGCGAAGATATCACAGCTGTAAATAACGTTGCTAATGATAGTTTAAAGTTTAATAGCGCTAGTGTTGAAACTCTTAGTACCTTCGGTAACAATGTTACATTTTTAAATTACGTTTGTGGTTTTAACCCCGCAAAAGATATTCAAGTAATTTTTGATGCTGCTGCATATGCTTTTTCTGGAGAACAAAGTTTAGGTACTGTTAATAGTGCAGATATTTGCTCTGCCAGAATAGTTCAACCTTATA